CATCAAGAGATTGTTTACTTTCATCATAGTCATCAAAGGCAAACATTTCCTTTGACTCAATGCGTTTTTTAAGAAACTCAACCAGTCCGGACTTTTCTGTTCGAGGACGACCACCTTTAGGTTTAGCGTCTTCTTGTTCCTCTTGGTCTAGTTCATCAAATACGTTTGTAGATGTTTCACGAGAAACAGGGGGTTCTGTGTCTTTGTTATCTTCTCCCTTGTCTTCAGGCTCCTGTTCTTTTTCTTCAGACTGATCTATAAAACTTAGATCTACATCCTTATTAGAAAAGATACTGGGCTTTGCCTCAGGCTTTTTAGCCTCAGCTGCTGTAGGAGTTACGATGCTTTCTGCACCAGGGGCTCCGAGCCAGCTATCAATGTCTACATCTACTTGTTGTACATTAGTCTGTACAGTGGTTTGGTTTTCCATAAGTTACTTGGTTTTTTATGGTGTACTTCTACAATAAAAATATACAACTTTAAACTCTAAAAATTTAAAGTTGCTCTACAAAAAGGACCTGAAGTGCGGATAATAGAGCTATAATTTCCGTTAGTCCTTAAGTTTATTTTGCTTTTTTACCCGGTTTGTCGTACTTGTTCTTGTTTTCACGGGCTATCTGTAATTGTTTCTCTGCTATTTCCTTTTGAGTCTGAAGCTTTTCACGCTCTATTTGTAGCTTAGAACTTCCTTGTTCTTTTTGAGTCAACAACTGTTCTCTTTTAACATTCATCTGATCTTGATAGCGTTGCTCATTACGTATACCTTCTAAAGCATCTTGAAAATCAGATTGTTGGTTCTTGTTTAAATCAACCATAGAACCATATCCTGCTGCTCTAATCTCAGCAACAGTAATATCTTTCTGACGGTTAAGTTCATTTTCTTGTGATCTAAACTCAAGATCCATCTGTTTTTGACGTTCCTGGCTTTCAAGCATTTCTTGCTGCATTTGTTGTTGCTGCTGAAGTTCAGCTTGTTTCTGAGCCATAGTTTTTTCTTCTGCTGCTTTTAACACACCAGTAAGTTCAGCAATAGACTCAGATTTAATTACGTTTCCTAAGTCATAAATAGATGCTCCAGTAGTATTGTTATTAAGAGCTACCTGTTTAAGCTGCTCCATAATTGCACGTGAGTTAGTCTTTGTAGTACAAAATATATTTAGATCTCTTAATAAAAGTTCTGTACCGTTAACTTCAAAATTTACTTTCTCATCTTTTCCTGTTATGTAAGTTAATCTTACACTAGGCTTCTTTGAATGATAATACTGGGCCAAATCAGTTCTCATTTGGTGAACTCTTGGCATTAAATTATCTGAGTGTTGTATAAAGTATTGTTCTGTTTGAGCATATGAAGCATTCATGGCTTGCTCTATACCAGTAGCCGTTTGCTGTTGGGCAATCTGTTGACCCATACGCTGTGGAGTAAGACCAATAACCTCAAAGGCTTGGTTCTTAAAATAGTTAGCAAGTTGAATACGAGAAAGCAAACGATTGGTTTGCTCCAAGTTTAAAACTTGGTAGTGTTGAAAATTAAGAGCATTTTCTGTATTAGTAATAGATGTATCCAGAGGTAACATCTGGAAGTTCTTCATTGCCACATAGGCTTTAGCCAGATTATTTTTACCCCAGTCTTCTCCCAAAGAGTGACGTGGTAAAGCGTTCTGGTCTAACATAATAACCGTACCAAGCTCATCTACCAGGATGTCTGCAATCTGGTTATTGACAATGTTGTAGCCTATCTGATATGGCTTCATAAGATCTACCAGTGAAATACTGCGGGTGTTACGATCACTAAATACAGCACCTTCCACCGGTAGCTTACAGCCATAAAGAGTGTGATCCCCTTTAAACTGGAATGGAACTTTACCTGGTTTACCACCATTAAGACCTAAATAAATAGGATTTATACCACCTGGATTATTCATACCCCAGAAGGCAGGACGGTTAGGTCCGATCTTAATACCACCCCAGGTTTCATTGATCCAAATCCAATCAATATGCTCTCCAAAAACCAAGTTATCCTTAGACTTTTGTTTATATAAAATAGTATTATACTGTGGCTTATCAGTTATTTTATAAGTTTCAGTAACAATATCTTGTATGATTTCTCCTTCTGTTGTGATTTTTGTCAGATGTCCAACTTTACGTTGTGATTTCCAATAGATAGTAGAAACTCTAAGTAAATGACTTTTACCAAAGTCAACAGTGTCTTCAGAGTCAGCCATAATCCATTCTACTATATCACCGGTACCAAACTGTGCGTCATATACAGAAGTAAATTGACGATAAGCCAGTGATGGCATTTGTGTATTCCACTCATGAGAACGAGTAGGATCATAATAAGTTCCGTCGTTTTGATAACCTTGAATAGCATAGCCGGCTGAACGTACAGGATATATAGCTTCTAAAGATTCTAACTGATCTTGAGTCATCATCCAACCAAACTTGTCAATCACATCTGATACACTCATCATATCCATCTTACCTACCCAGTTACCTTGAGAAATGTAACGAACATCAGGAGACTTGTGATAGAAAGTAAGTAAAGGATTCCATAACTCTACTTCATAATCATCTTCCATCATACGGAAATGCCAGAACTCACGGTCCGTAATAAGCATATCACGAAAGCCTCTTTCCTCAAGTTCTTGCATTTTAAAACGTTCTTCATCTACACTCATCTGGTGGCTAGCCCACTCCTCAATCATTGATCTATAATCTTTTTTAAAGAAAGATTCTATTTCAGGAAGCTGCTTTAGGTTCTCAGGAGACATTGCCTTCTGCATTTCTTCACTTTCTAGATCTATACCCATGCCTAACATCTCAACAAGCATCCTTCTTTCAGCATCTTCTAAAAGAACTTTTTCTACCATGGATCTTTTTTCTTCCAACATTTCGTTGTAAGAAATATCATCCACAGCTTTAAACATAATACGAGAAGATCTTTTGGCAAACTCATTACATAGTACATTGATTACATTTGGAACAATAGGATAGAACTTCAGTTCCAGGGCAGAAACGTCCTCTTTAGTCAGAGTGTCTATAAGATCTGCCATTTCATTGTCTTCCTCTACAATATAATCCGTCTTATCAATAATACCTTTGGCCAGCTTATAATTCTTCATCAGACGTCTTGCATTACGTCTAAGCTGCTTCATGCCCTGAAACTCTAGCCAATCCAGGTTCCACGCTCTCCACTCTTCATCCTTTTCTTTCTCTGAAAGAAACTGAATAGGCTGGGTAAGAGTACCCATCTTGTTATAGTCGGCCTTTTTGCCAGCCTTCAGATCTAGAGCATTATATACTTGCATGATAATTAATTATTTAGGTCAGTTTCAGCCTCAGTCTTAGCCGTAAAAAAAGAGTTAGCTGGTATTGTCGTAGTTCCAGATCCACTGCCACTCCAAGTAATAGTTCCAGTACTAATACCTGAACCATAAGGGCTTACAGGAATTGTCCACGGTGTGGTAGTACCTGGCAGGTAACTAGGGGAAGTAATAACAGGCTCAGTTTCCTCCTCCTCTTCTTTTAAAAGCAGTAAAGCCTCTTCTAAAGTCAAGGAGCTTTCTTTAATCAAACGGGAAAGAATGGTTACTTTCTGGGCATGTAATGGGATATTTTCCATCATTTTATATTTTTAAAGGGCGATCTAGGTAGTCTCATACCGTTAGAACCTCCTTTAGAGGACCCTATATGTCTAAAAGGTCCCCAATTTAATTTACTAAATTTCTGGGAGTTATCCAACTTTTGTTCGCTAACCTCTACACGTTTAGCCAGTCCTCGGTTAGCTTGTTGAACCTTTGCAAAAGCTATAAGAGCACAAAAAGCTACCAGCCGGTCAACGTTGACTCCTTCCTGGTAAGCTTGCATCTCTTTTAAAAGCATGATGTCCGGAATCCTCTCTACACCATAGATTGTTTTTACAATCTCTCCATCTGGTTTGGTTTCATGGTCTAGCTCTTCTTTTAAATATTCAACCCCATAGGACAAGAGGTTTCCTTTAAAAATGGTTCCTACGTTCTTCCAGCCATATTCTTGGAATACATTTCGGTTAGCACCAAGATCTTTTAAGAATAGAATCATGTCTTTAGGTACTAGGTAACGCTGTTTCTTCTTTGATATCATGTACTGGATGAACAGAGCTACGTTATTCTCCACTATAGTCCAGGCGTTATACCACTCTATAAGCAACTCAAGTCTTTCATGAGTTTTGTTAAGATCATCAAACCTGCCACACCAGCTTGCCACTATCTTATCCCGCTCAATAATGTTGGTAACCTTTCCATTGCCCTCATCTTTGATTACTTCCACCGGGTTTTTATAAACGTAGATGGCACAAAGAGATTCTGATGTAGTGGTCTTTCCTTCTCCCACCGGGTCAACCGATGCATAATACATCCCAAACTGAGGATCTTTTACAGGTCTCTCATACACACAAATAACACCTTCTTTATCTTCTGTCTTTTTAGAAATAGGAAACTCCATAATAGGAATCTTCCTGGATGGTTTATCTATGATCTTTCCTTCTGCATTTCTTGATAAGTCTAAATACTCAACAGAATACTCTTTATCCTGTATACGCTGTATTTGTTTAGATACAAGATGCGGAGGAAACTTAGATTCTTTTCTTGTTGCAAAAGCTTCTTCTATGTTAGTTGGTTTCTGAGATATACGAAGCTGATACTGTTCAGGAGTAAGATCTCTTTTCCATTTTATTCTTTCTTCTATGATTGCTTCTAGAGCTTCTTCAACTTTTGAGTTACCATACTCATCTATAAAGGGAGGCATACTCCACTGCTCAGGAATAAACAGTCCTGTTTTTCCAAGTGTACCTTCCTTGTCTATAAGATTAGAATCTACTGCATAGATATCATTTGCTTCTGGTTGAAGTACCATTAGTTTTAATGGTTCACATGCATCAAGATCACCCACTGAGCCGGCAGCAATAAACATACCAGTGGTAATCATACCACTCTGCATAGCTGGTCTCATATACTCATAGGTAAGATCCATCTTTGGAGCAATGCCGGCCTCCTCATGAAAGAAGTAAGTACACGGACCACCCACACCATTTGTTGGATCTTTTTCAAAAGAGGTTCCAGTAATAATAGATTTATTACCCTTATGTGTATCTCTTCCTCCAATCCTTACCTTAATACGTTGTTGCCAAGAAAATACTTTATCTGGATCACTTGGTCTATACCAAGCAGTGTGTTCATTCAAAAAAGTTCTATACTCAGTAAGCATACGCCAAGTACCTTTCTCTGAAATGTAATCTTTAAGACTAGCACCTATTTTTAGTACAGCACCATTTTCAAACCAGTACATATTTATAAGCTTTGCAGCATGAAAATATGAAGAAGCTATCTGACGTTTTTTTAGAATAGCTGAGTGCCTGTAGTGTAATTCAGCAAGCAGCTCATATAAAGCCATGTGATACTGAGCGTCTCTTACTTTAGCAAAGTCAAAACGTTTTTCTTCTTTGTCATAGATAGGAAGAAAGTTTAGCCACATGTAGTAGTCCCGACTGATATACCATACATTGTCGTTGTTTTTGACAATAATGCCTGATTTACACTTCAGTTTCTGATCATCCCAGTAGTTTATAAAATCTTTAGTCTTTACAGGAGCTGGACAGTAATATCCATTCTTCTGGTACTTTCTTGCTTCAGCATTAAAGATTAAACTACTTTCATCAAACTGATATTTACCAGGTTCTTTAAAACAAAACAATACGAAGTCCCTAAACTCTTCTCTTGTATAAAAAGTAGTAAGGTCCCATTGACCTTTATCATAAGTAGGAACTTCTATGTAGTAATTACTTTTCACGAATTAGCTTTGCAATCTTACTTACTTCACCGCCAGTTTTTATTAATAACTCTGTAAGAGTAGAAATAGACTTACTACGCAATACTCCAGGAACATCTGGTTCACTCCAGTATGCTGTATACTTATCACGTGGAATAGCTGCCCAAGTCTTGGTAAATGTGTTATAGTGAAACACGTAATCATAAAGTGTACTTTCTTCCATAAAATATAAGTTTATAGTTGCGGGGCTTAGAGTTGAACTAAGATCCCTGGGTTATGAGCCCAGTGTGCTACCATTACACTACCCCACAATAAAGAGTGCAGTGGGAGACGTCACCCCTGCGGCTACTGCACGTTTTATCCGCTTTAGCTGTAAGGGGTTGAGTCGAACAACCATGTGGTCTTTAGGATCAGGACAGCTACTAGTATTGTGGTCAACCCATTATCCTGTCTTTATCAGAGCGTCCACACCCTCGAGACAAGAGGGCACGTCTGCCAGTTTCGTCACCTTACATTATTGATCATAAGCTAAGTTCTGTCCTCCCCTTACTTGGCTTTGCTGCTCTTCTTCCAGATCTCGTAACGTACCTTTAAAACTCTGCCTGATGGACTCAAATTTTGCGGCTGCATTAACAAGAGCCGTAATGTTGCCATCTCTGCCGTGTTCAATCTCTGTGGTTTCCATATACTTCGCAAGCCTATCAAGCATTGCTTTAATACCCATGTATGCTCTATACGTTGGTGTCTGGTAGAGCTTTTCACACATCTTAATGCCGTTTGCAATAAGATCATCATCAAGGGAGAAATCAGCGTCAATCTCTCTAAGAATAATTTCTTCTTTCTCGGTTTCCGGTACATCAAAAAAGGGATTAAGGTCAGGGTTAGGACAAGTCATATAAAACAGATAAGCATATATCTGTAAATGTTCAGTTGGATATGCATCCATTATATCTTTTAAAAACTTTAAGGTATAGCAGTGTTCTGATGCTGTTACCTTTCCGTTTTGTATATCAAATAGTCTTATCATCTTCAAAAGGTTTAGGTTTTATTGTTTCTCCTGCTGTTGGATTTCCATACACACGTATATCATTTTGGTCTACTGTTCTTAATTCACCACTATGATAAAACCTAACAATAAACTGTGGATTAGAATGAATAGAGCCGGCAATCATAAACAGGGCAACACCATAACCAAGCTCTCTGACTTCTACATCAAAAGGATTAAGTATTTCATGTATAGTCTGTACAATCATTATTTAGCTTTTAATTTATTACGGTTATCTTCTAACCAGTGTAAAAGACTAATTACTTCCTGCTTAAAAAAAGGAAGATCATATTGTACAATATCTTTTACTATTGGATCACCATTTGTATCTAGTGCAGTGATTGGATTACCAAACTTATCTTTATCTACTTCTTCAAAAAGAATGTGATGAATAGTAAGACTACCAAACTTAAGCCTGGGGTTATGCTTAAGAATAATAAACATATAAAGAGATAACTGTAAAGCGTAATGATTAAAGTTACAATCATCAAGATGAGAAACAGGAGCAAGCATTTTTTGAGTAACGCCTTCCCAGTTTGTAAATCCTTCTACTTTAATCTCTTTGTTTGTCTTATAGTCTGTAATGTGTACAGCTCCGTCTACTACTTCTACCAAGTCTGACTGACCACATAGTCCTGCTGATTTTAAGTATACCATGTGTTCAGGGTATACACCATTTGCAAGCTTTTGATTTGGAGATAATTTAATACCATCTTTTTCTATTGGCTTTACAACAGGAACTACAAAGCCATGTCTTTCCATAGTTGACAGTTCACATATATCTCTTTCTCTGCAGTTATGATACCAGGTACCAAGAGTTGTTGCTCTATTTGCTTCTGACTTCCAAGCTTCTTTGATAGCTTCTGGAGTCATGCCGTACCATTTAGATTTTTTACTTTTACTTGTTTTAGCAGCTATAGTGTCAGCGTCAAATGGTTGTTTAAAGTTTGATATAAACGAGGTTACACTTAGCCAGTCAATTCCGTCTGGCTCTATACTGCTGTATTTGTGATGTTGAGGAGTGAACGTTATTATCATGGTTGAATCCAATTGGGTTATTCATAGGGGTGGAGGATATTTGACGTAAAACTTCTTGTGGACTATGAAAGGTTGCATAAAACCTTCCTGAGAATTTATCAAACACCACAGAGCGGTGCTTACTTATTTTATTTTTACTGTTTACGTATTCTTCTATTGAGCTGATGCAATCTTTTTTAAACCACTTTTTTACCTTGATCTGTTTGACCAGGACCTCTTTTTTTTCTGGATATAGCTCACCACCTTCTATCTTTTGATAGATGGTCTTTGTCTTGTAGATTGAGTGAACTACATCTAGTGCTATCGTTTCTTCCGGTCTCAAAGGCCAAGCTTCTGATTTAGATAATCTTCTTCTTGCTGACTCATCTCTGCTTTCCATTTTCCAAGCGGACAGTCAGAGCTTAATGATCTGGTTTTAAATCCAAGAGAACAACCACATCCACCTTTTGTCTGATTACAACACGGAGTTGTACCTGCAACTACACACCCAGAGTCTGCCTCTGTGTAGAGGTCACACTTTCTGCAGATACTCATTCTTTCTTTAGCTATTTCTTCAACATCTTCTCTTTTAAAGATGGAGTTCGTAACACCTTCAAGTATCTGATTCTTTGCTTTCCAGATCCGTATTATGTTCTCTTTTAGACTCATTTTTATGCATCTTTATAAACTCAGCTCTCTGGCTTTCCTCTGCCATAAGCTTTTTTAAATTTTTTAGATCAAACAAAGTTTCTGCAGTTTTATACCTTGCTGTTATTTTCTGCAATCCTTTTTGTTTGTTATTCTCTTCAAACTTCTCAAGCATATCAATCTTGTCATCTAGCTTCCAGTGTTTTGTCACAAAATCTCCAAGATTTGAGACATGTATTCTGGGGTGTTTCAAACTACTCAAGCTTTTTCTTACTTCTTGCCAGTAATAAGAAACAATAGCTGAAACTGCTTCTTCACTAAGAGCAGTATCTTTTGCTACTTCGGGTATAAACTCTTTTGCTTTACGAGGACGCAACGCATAAGAATTTAAAGTCCAGTAATATGTTTCCTGCAGAGCTTACCTTCATGTCCGGATGGATATAGATCTTCTTCTTGTTTTTGCCTTCTTTCTTTATCAAATTCTTTTTCTCGGCTTTGGTCAGACAGTTACGTACAGACTGAGTAGAAGAAAAAATCTTTTTCTCATATGCTTTGTTACAGAAACTTGTTAATTCCTGGTCTCCTTCTATAGCAAGTAGAGTCAGACAGTTTAGATCTGCTTCACTTACCGGTATATCATACAGGTAGCAGTGCGTAAGAATTTGATACTTGACAGCTTGCCAAGTATTCATCCTCACTCTTTTTTCCACCTGATTAACTATTGCCATTATACTTCCATTTTAAAACTCATATAATCTTCTCCGGTCTTACCCCAGTTTTTATGAAGCACTACCGGTTCTGCTCCAAGATTTTCAAAGATGTGCCAGCTGGCTCCTTTCCTTGCTTCTCCTATTAGATACTCATATCTCATGTCTTTTGCCCAGTCCAGAACGGTGGTGATCAACTGATAACCCAGACCTTGACCGCGGTGAAATGGCAGGACCGTAAAACTATCTATGTGTACTACGTTATCACTTTGCCAGGTCATGATAGCTTCTGCTGCCAGACCTTTTTTGTCCTTAAACCAAATACCCTGGCACTCTTTGTTTTCGTTGAGCATGTATACTTTATACTTCTCGTCCCAACGTAGTTCTTTGGGATGCTCACGCTCAAAGATGTATGTCTCTCTGTAGTCTCTAAGCTTATAGAGCGTGTTCATTACTTATCTTTTTTCAGGGACCGGGGTGCTTTTGGTTCATCATCTTCTTCGTTCTGGCTCGCAGGATTAGTAAGCTGAGCTATAAAAGCCAGTGCTTTGAGCTCTTCAGCTCTACCTACTGCCATTGCAGTATTTAGTTCCTGAAGCTCAAGCTGTACTTTCTTTACCTCAATTTGTTCTTGGAAGAATGCTATTACCTCTTCTTTGGTTGGAGGAGTCTTTTGCTCTTCTTGTTCTAGTTGTTCAGTGCTCATATAGGTTGGTTTTAAAAGTTAAGATCCTCAGCCGGCTTAGAGCCTTCCTGAGTATGATATAATTGAAAAATAGTCTGGAACTCTGTGTACGGGGTATCTATAATATAAGAGTCCCCCTGGTCAGTAAAGACAGTGGTACAGTTATACACTGTCTCTTCTTCATCGTCAGTAGTTAACTTACAGGCAACAACAATATCTAGGTGGAAAGCAAAAGGTAGCCACTTACCTTTATCAGTTAGGCCCATTAGATCGGCTCTATCTAAATCCATCGTATGGCAATGGATGTTACAGGTGTGTATCATAAGGTCGGTTTATTAAGGTCTACACTTATAATATACTTAATAAGTTTAAACTCTCCAAATTTACCTTCTTAATTATAGAGGTTAGCTTTTAACTTTTCAACACATGTGTAAAAAACAACAAAAACGCAGAAAAAGATGCTTGTAGTATGTAGAGGTCAGTTACTGTTTAGTGAGTTATAACTATAAAATGGTGAGTAACTAAATTTCTTCAGCCTTATAGAGCTTATAAGCCATAGTAAAATATTCTAAGGAGCTTTCTAGATAACTAAGTAAAGATAGGCCGGTCTTTGATAACTCGTAGGTAACCTTTGGGGGGACCTCGTTATAAGAGGTGCGGGTAACTAACTTTTGGTTCTCCATCCTCTTTAAAGTCTGGGTAAGTACCTTGGCTGAGCAGCCGGGAAGGTTATCATGGATCTCATTAAACCTAAGAGGATCTCCATTTCCCAGTACTAGGATACACTCTATACTCCACTTATTATAGAGTAAAGATCTTTTAAAATCTATTATATCCTGTAGTTCCTTGGTAATCATTAACCTTGTAAGGTATCCTTATATAGACAGAGTACCCATGATTACCAGCAGGTAAGCTAATAACCAAGGGGTTCCTATTTCCAATCCCCGTCATGTTTTATACCATAAACTACCCCCCGGGTACTATATCCTTCTATGACCCCCGGTACTGTAGAACTAGTATGTAGGAGGGGGTGAGTACCACCCCGCAGAAGGTCCCCCACCACCTTCTGAAACTCCGTATACCCGCTTAGGTTCAGCGTGTTCGTAAACTCTATTTCTTAATCTTAAAATGCTTCAAAATGACAAAGCAAAAGATTTCCTTCCTTTCGGTTGCAGGATTCAAAAAAGCAATCGGTGCCTCTCGTCTTGACATCGTTCATAACGAAAAGTCAAACAAACTTTCGGTCCTTGCTGATGAAGACAGCTTCTATCGTTGCCAACAGGATATAGACCCTCAAGGTCATATGGCTTTCCTGGTTCCTGACGGTGACCTGTCTTCCGCTTGCCTGGTTAATACCAGTACCGAAGGCAGTCCGCTTACTATTAAGGCTACGATCTAATAGTAGGGACAGGCATAACAGGCTGATAGTTGTCAGCCTGTTAGGTTAACATGACTCAGCTCGGGGCCCTTTACCGGATAGGCCTGGCAACAGAACCGGTTTTTCAACTTCTTTTTTTACACTATGCTGGTAATCACCACCAGCGGAACTGTCATAGCCGTAGCAGGTATAACTGCTATGATAGCATTGGCAGAAGAGTTACGCAGTGCGTAAGCTCTCAAGCTGGTTTATAAGCGTCATCCAGTAATCCGCAAAGGAATAAAACGCTGATCACCAAGGAATTAGAACGGGTTTGTGTGTGTTACTCTGAGTGAGTGGCAACCACTACCCGTTCTTATTTACTTCTGTATAATCAGCTTCCGCAACCAACCTCGGCCGCGGATAAGATAGCTATAACATTTGTTTAATGCGTCACAACCTAGTTCCCAAGGCTAGGCAGTTCCTGACAATCTATGTAAGAGTATCCTTGGCTAACACCAAGGCATTAGCAAGGGAGCTGAACGCAGAGGGGACATATACAAGTCACCAAACAACTCAATATATGAAAGGTACTCTTATGATGCTTACCTTCTTAGGTACGCTAGCAGCCACCTGGCTCACCTTGTCTTTGTTTGCTTATCTGCTATCTGATAACGCAAGTTTCCGTGAAATCTCCAGTTCTGGAGGTATAGCAGTCTTTATGCTGGTATTTGGCTGGATTCCATCCATCATTGTCTGTATAGACGTGGAAGAAAAGCTCAACTAAGACATGTCACCCGTGATACTTCTTATAACATACCATTACTATATTATAGTTTTCCTATGTTATAGGTGTCATGGGTGACACTTCTAAAATTGTCACCAAAACCTCTTTATATGATTAGTTTTTCTATTCCTGAACTCACACTAGATATGTGTAAACAAGGAAAAGTATCTCGACACCACTACTATCCGCGCCATGTAATGGAACTTTTAGTAGATCAACACGGATATACAAACCTTGGCTGGGTTAATGGTGGTGTTATTCCACCGGCTCTTGATGACTGGATGGAACAATACCAAAATGATACTGGTTCTTATACTATCTATGTGTCTCACTCTACCAAGCAGATACACTGCGTGGATATGGGTGATTAAACTTTTATGATCTAACAAACCTTCAAGCTATCCGGTTCGTGACCGGTATCGTACAGAAGCTGGCTAACTTTCAGCCTGTGGCTTATCCTAGTTAAACGGCCCTGATCCTTAGTACTAGGTTTATCTTTTTCACCAAATCCTCAATATAGTGAAGCACTTTATCTACTTGATCATAGTAATGGTCACTTTATTTTCCTGTAAAGTAGAAAGCGTTAGTAACCGTCCTGACGCTATTATAATCAGCGAACACTCTGATAACGACGGTCGTCCTATGTTTACTGTCAAGCTTCCTAATGGTACTACTCTTCAACACGTATATGCAGAAGAGATAGCCCAAGGTTTATTAGATGGTAAATGGAAGTATGATGAAGATATGACACTAGTACCTATGTCTTGTTACCAGGTTACCTTAGAACCTGATAGTCTGCACATTAACGACCGCAATCGTAAAGTAGCAGTTGTCAGCTACAAAGATATCGGTGTACTTGACAGCATCTTTATCAAAGACAATGAATAGGTTAACACGCCAGCTCTAGTCCGTCCGGTTTATACTGGACGGACATTTTAAACTTGTCATCAATACCTAAACATATGAAATACCTTCTGAAGATAGTAGCCCTATCTATTATCGTTATTCCAATGCTTGCAATAGACTTCTTTAAAGGTCTATGGGATTTTGATTTTGAAGATCTGTATAAGCTAGTATTTAACTACAAGCGTACAATCAGACAAAACTGGATTAAAGCATTTGGTATATCAAGACCAACAAGATTCTAAAACTATTATGGTGAACTGGGTATCCCTTTATTGGGACCTGGTTCACCTTAAAGCTTGCCCTGGGTGCTACCGGGGAGTTGGTTGACGAACCAGCTAATGAATACGTAGCACTATCCGGTAAGTTACCGGCCACCACTAGGCGTGAGTTATGTCTAGTGTAAGCTGATAGACCTGAACGTCTATCCACCATAGTTGTAAGTACAACATGGTGAAAAGCATACTTGTCCAAACCTACAGGATTTAAAACTATCCACGGTGTATGCGTTAAAGAGTCCTTGTGGCTCTGAACTAATTGGCACGGGCGGTTTCGGCTCGTTAGAATAACTGGTGAATTCATAAGCCAGGAAAATGGGGAAGGCATTCCAAGCCTACCTGTACAGGAGTATAGCTCCTGGTCATCAGAAAACCGTATGGTTAACTGCGGTGTGGAGTAAGGTCGGGCAGACCTGAAAGCACTGTAGGCTGGCGTTAGTCACGTCAGCTTGGGGAGTGATCCCGACAGATACTATATGAACTTATGTAAAAAGCCGGCCAAGCTTATTGCGTAAGTAAGTACTAGTTTTCGTCCTAAAAGGTATACCAATACCTCAGTCTACGGGTGGTGCCGGACTCAGAAATGATAGGATAACGAACAACTTACAACAAGTACCCTTGGCGGGGGAAAGTAACAGGGCGTCGTAGCTAAACCACTCAAAAGGTGGCAAGTTACAAACGTGGACCACGTCCTGTCTACAGACTATTGGAGCTTTTATGGTTTGAATGCCATACCAATTAAATTAATAATAAAGCAAAAGTGTTCACGGTGTTACAGGCACAATAGCCTTATCCAGCTGTAATATGTTGGCCCAGAAGTTCGCAAGACTGATGGTGAGACGAACATGATCTACTAACTAAGAGCCGGCAGGCTTTGAACCCGCAAGGAGTTGTAGAAAGTAAGTAATCTATATGCTGTAATACAGTATTAGCGGTTAATAACCGTGGCTATGTTATCTAGGTTGTAGTAATACAATCTGTGGAGCAAGTGGGAAACCACCCAAAATGATAACAATACAGGTCATACCCTCATCCTGTTATTTCTTTTCACCATTAAACTATTTTAAATAAACCAGCCTATGAAACTTTTTCTTGATGATATGCGTGTACCTGATGATTGTCTGTTATATATGTATGACAGACCAGGAGTTGATCCAAAGATTTATACAGAAAAGTGGAATGTAGTTACTAACTACGATGAGTTTGTTGAAGCCATAGAAAAAAACAAAGGTAGTATCACACATATATCTTTTGACCACGACTTATCTGATGAACATTATCATCCAGATATGTATAGAGGTACAGAGATATATAACATACTGTATAATACTTTCAAAGAGAAAACAGGATATGATTGTGCTAAATGGTTTAAGCAGTACTATGCTGTAAATAATCTTCAACTACCAGAGATAATAGTTCACACCCAAAATCCTGCTGGGTATCAAAATATAACAAACCTTTTTTCTTAATCGACCTGGGTATATTATTTACCCAGGTTTTTTATTTCACCGTAAAAAACTCTTATGCAAACGATTCAACTTGCTGACGTACGTCAAGAAGTTAAAGATTTCTTGGCAATGCCTGATGGTATTAAGAAAAATATAGTTTATAACCGTAGTTTTTCTGGTAACCACGCTTCAAAAGCTAACATCTTGATAAAAGATGATGGGACTATTCATTATTCCCATAACACCTACAAAATTAGTAAAGGTGTAAAGTATTTCTTAAAGCCTAATAGTAAATCAGGTTTCACTGTAGAACCAAATGGACGTATGAGATTATGGTTTAATGCTAAACTTCAAACGATTCCATTTATAGATGAGGTTCTTAAACATCTTAAAAGAGAGTGGGTTCAGAGTTGTTATCTACAGTACATTACTCCTTCCTTGCTTGGTAAAATTATTGTTGGTAAAATAACCAATCCACATGATCTGTGTAAAGCAATACTTAAGATGTACAGAGTTCAAGGTTCACCTGCTTTATTAAGTAAATGTATTACAGCAAATACATTTTTTAATAAATCAACACTATTACTTGGTATTAAAACTGCAAAGAATCTAGATCATTTCTTTGAGTACTTACAAGATAATAGTTTAGATCATACTTATAGTGATCTATGTCAGCAGGCTATTATTCTTGAGCGTAAAGTAGACTTTAAATGGTCTCAAAAACGTATGACTGAAGAGCATAAAATGTGGACCCGTGAGATTATGGATATTGAAGCAGATAGTTTGTCAACTGATAAACTTCAATGGTTAGATAAACTTCGTACACATACACCTGAAGGGTTTACACTTATAGATAGTGAGAGAGAAATGTATGCTGAAGGTAAAACAATGTCTCACTGTGTATTTACTAACTATTGGTCCAGTGTAAGACATGAAATGTATGTTGTTTACAATATAACATACAGTGGAGGTACATACACATTAGGTTTAAACTATGACCAAAAAGAATTAAAGTTTAACCAACTATACGGACCACATAATACACAAGCACCAGCAGAATTACACGAATATGTAAAACGCTGGCTTTACAATACAAACAAACAACTTTTAAAAACAAAATTCCAAGAACATGAAGAACTTCTTCATTTCTCTTGATGGTTCAGATCCTACTAAGGTTACCGTCCGCAAGAGAAATTATTCTAATGGTCGTCCAGCTATACAGCTGTTTGACGCCAGTGACGGTGAACCTTATGCAACAGCTACTGTAAATCTTCCAGATGTTTTACTTCAGGAAGGTGAAGTACTGATCAAAGACTATTCAGAAAATGAAGGTATGCTAGATTTCTTAACACATAACTGTATTGTATATCCTACATCTCGTGGTGTACAATCAGAAAATATGTGGTTTCCACTCTGTATACTTCGTCCAGAATCTGATTGGGGAAGTGGTGAGTTAGAACCACCACCTAATCAAATCAATTTAGAGACAGGTAAAAAGATGTGGGTGATTCATGGTTACAAAATATGGGCTCGTTCTTATAGTCAAGCTATGGAACTAGTTCCTCTTATTGAATCCTGTTAAATCCAATATATGAAACAGATCCTTCTTTGGTTCGGCTTTATAAAGCCAACCTCCTGTGAAAACCAGAAGCTGCTTGTTAGCTTCAAATCCACCTATCCTGAAAACCAACCAGCTTATCAAGACTGGGTAAATGAATTCAGGGTTTCTATGCTGCATGGTAAACATGCGGTTCACTTCTAAGCCAGGGCTTTGACCAGTTGAACTTTATCCAACCGGCAGTTTACGGTAAGCTTTAAACCGTCTTTTTATCTCTAACCCAAATTCTAAATCTTATGGGAAGATTTACAGTACATGACTCCCAAGAAAAACACAAAACCAGGCAGTATATCCTGGATCAGATTCCTAGGTTAAAGAAAAGAAAACCCCGGTTGTTAACACTGCCGGCAGATAACTTCATCTTTGAACAGATGGTACTCAAACGCTATCCTAATGCAACAATTGATTGTATGGAGATAGACCGTGTGTTATACCGTCAGGTAAAAGATAAATTACCTTGTAAGGTAAACTATGAGTGTGGTGATATCTTTGATAAGTTACAGGCAAACCCAAACACGTACGATGTTATATGGTTAGACCTATGCGGCAACCTAAGTACAAGCAACCTGTATAATCTTATCTCAGCTGTCCAAACATCACTCAAGAAAAACTGCGTCTTTGCATTTACTCTATCATCACATCGTGAACAAAGAGGTAAAATATTTACCGAAATGTACAACTGTACAGACATTAATCACTTTAGATATGATGTATTTCCAAAGATGTTAGTTAAAATGGGTCGTATTATACACCCGAACTTTTCCTTGAGTAAGATACTTAAGTATCAAAATCAAGGAAGCTTAGCTCCTATGTCTCTCTATGTTTTTAGTAATTAATAAATCCAAATCTAAATCCAAATGAAATTCCTTATTCAATCCGTAAAAGAAAACTTTATCTCAGACTACAAGTCTAAGAAGTTTACAGCTAAAAAATTAGCTCAGAAGTATAAGTTTAAGAATCCACATGATGTATACATGACCGTTTCTACCCTTAGAAAAGAAGGTCTGTTACCTGAAACTGCATTATCAAAATCTATCAAGCAGTACTACAAAAGCAAAAAGGTTGTAGATGTAAATATTACTGATCTTATTCCAAATACTGTAAAGGATAAGAATACACCAGTAATTGAATATCGTACAGTATATTTTAAAGACTTTACTGTTCAGATCCATAAGAAAACTATGGCTCGTCTTGTTGTTGATCAAAACAATAACCTGCATATTCTGAACGGTTAAACTTGGTGAGTCTAGTGCAAACTAGAATGGCTACGCTCTTAGCCAAACCTTAGTATCAAGCCTGATCAACTATGAGCTACAACAGATGAAGAGGATGAAACCACAAACTGATCTGTGGTGTATACTCTATGGCTGTCGTAATGGGGGCAAGCGAACAACTTATACTGCCTTGGACTAGGTCCATATTAGCCAGTATTGCGTCAGTAGCACATACAATACCGAACCTAATAGTTTAGCTATTCAGATGTAGGAAACTCCTCCGCCCACAACCAGTACGTGAAGCTGGTTATTTTTTTCACCTAATCTAAAAACTTATTTTATGGTACTAGCTACCAACGAACTTAATCATGAGCTTGATAGCTTTCATGAAGCATTAGGAGTTTCAGAAAACTCTCGTACAAAATGTAGAGAAAGAGTATTCTTTTCTACAATAGCTAACGCACTTCAAAGAAATGAACTATTTGAAGATGAAGATGACGCTCCAAAAGAGTTGCGTACAGTAACTGGTGACCTTCAACGTTGCCTGCGTCTAATTAAAGATCCTTTAGAGTATGAGTATACTCTTCTTATTTTCAGTTCTGCACAAAGAACAGCATCACAAAGTGTTGGTATGTATCAGGCACTGAAAGAAAAAAGAGTAGACAAAGAAGACTTTTTAAAGATTAAGCTCTTTGATCTTTTAGAAAAACTGCATAACAAGGAAGAAAAAGAGGACGAAGATGATCTTATAGATCAAATTGACCGTAAAAGCATGATTAAAAGGTGTGAGTTTGTAAGTAATAGTCACTACAACTTTGATACCTATATAAACATGCTTAACAGGTGGTGTAAGTCTACAGATCCAGATATAGATGACCTCCTGAAGAACATACTAAACGATGAGGATTAGGGTTGGTAAGTACCGGGGCCTCAATATTTTGGGGCTTCCGGTACATTTTTTTTGTAGAAGTTAGAAAAGTTCTCTAATTTAGCTCTACAATATGCCTATCTTTAATCCAAGATTACGAGACGGATTTGGTCAATGCAGTAGCTCTGTTATGAGAGATCCTAACCTGCCGATGCGGGATAAAGCGGTGTATGCATACCTGTGCATTTTTGCAGATAGTCAAACAAATCAGACTACTGTAAGTGTGTACAAGACAGCTTCCGAGCTAAATACCAGTTCTTCTACAGTTATCAGATCTCTGAAATCTTTAGAAACAAGTGGTATCATTAAAAGAATTAATAGAGGTAGAGGTAAAACTAAAATTACCATCCTCTTAAAATAACTGCACTGATTATAGTAACACCGAGTAAGTCAGAGGACCTCGTCCAGCGTTGGTTTGCTACGATAGTTCAGTATGGTTAGAAAAATGGATATAGTCTGATCTCAGGAGCCTGTAAGTAAGTCTCCAAGCGACCTCCTCTAGTAGTATCTGTAAGCTACCTCTGCAGAAGTTGATCTTACAATATGAAGTAGCACGTCCAACGGAATCTTGAAAGCAGTCCCTGAGATGGACTATGATCTTATTATGAAAAGCTTTAAGGAAAGCCTAGCTAATAGGCTATAACTAGATGCCGTATTACCGTATCTGTGGCGTTAAACAGATGGTGACCTTGTATACGTCAACAATGTATATTATAAAAGTCAGGTGGCGAAACCAAATAAATAAAATGAAAACACAAACAAAAACAGTAGAAGAGATTACTAATGGGGCAGAATGCCCATTCCCAATCGGTGTAATTCCAAACAATATGGGTATTAATCTTGTCAGCGTAGATAGCATAACTTGGACTAGACAAGATGATGGTCAATTAGTAAACGTAACAATCAATTTTAAACCAGCAAACTAATCTTATGAAAATAGAACAATTCAAACACGAGAATGTCAGAGAAGATGGCGTAACATTAGTAAATGGAGAACCTTATGGCTCTGTTCACACGAAACCCTGCATAAGAATGTCTCCTGATGAAGGAGGATGTGGTCTTGGTAATTGTAACTGCTCTAAAGGACATTGGCTAATGATTAGCCTTGGTCGTGATGCAGAGACAGCAACAGTATCAGGTGTTACTGTATGGTTTGATAACTATGATGAGATGCAATCTTTCTTAAAAGTCAGACACATTAGAGCTGAAGATTAATTCTAAACGGGAAGCTGTGACAGAGCTTCCCATTAAACTTAAACTATGAAAACATTAAAAGTTATTAAACTCATTACAGATGTTGTACTTATACTTGTAATAATATTTACAGGTGTACAGTTATACGAGTATTTTGCTATTAAGAATATCAATGACAGACACGAAGAGTTTTTGAAATCTCCGCAGTTTTATAAAATTACGGAGTTGGAACAGATTTTAAAAGACTATAAGAGTGGAGATGATGAGACATACATTAAAAAACTCATCAAAGAAATAATAGTAGACCACGGATATGAACCATTCCAATTAGCTGGATACTTATGCGATTATGCACCAAACTATAAAAAAACTGTTATAAGTTGGGTAACTCCGTATAGACAGTATAGTCAATATGAAGAATATCGAAATCGTTAATAAACATTAAAACAAATAGTATGAAAAAAGATAAAGAATACCTTGAAAGAGTAGACAAATATTCAGATGATATATTAAAAAATGTATTTAGCAAAGGAGAAAATGAAGAGATTTCAAAAGATGATGAAAACCAAATAGAAGAAAATTGTAAATGTAATATTTTAGGTTTTGTTTTATTAGCCATATCATCGTATATCGTAGTAAACCTTGTCATTCACGTATTTACTTTACTTTAATTAAAAACAAATAATATGACAGCATTTAAAACATATAGAAAAACAGCAACAGTTCAAGCTAAACTATTTGAAGAAGGAGATGAAGATGGATTTATAAGTAGGTATTACAACGATGAAGATGTTGATGAGGATGGTTGCATACACACTTCTGGTCTTATTGGTGAACACGAAATCAAAGTACCATATGTATCTACACTTGAAAATCAAAGACATATGAGTCACGGTTTTGGTAGAGAATATCTATGTGTTGGAGTTAAAGGTGAAAGATGGTTGGTAGAAAAAGAAATATTTGAGTCAACTTATGAGATTGTGCCCAGAAGTCCTGACATCTTCCCCTAACATTAAAAACAAATAATATGACTAAAAAAGAGATTAAATTTTGGATTGATAGATGGTTAAAATTAAAACCATCACCTAAAAGAGATATGGTGATTAAAATTTGGTCAAAATTACTTTAGAACAATATAGTCAGGTGGCGGAATTGGTAGACGTAGGCATAGTAAGGAGTAATCCCGAAACGTCAGATATGGTTGTATCATTACAGGTTCGAATCCTGTCCTGACTTTTCTTATGGGGGTGCCTGGTTTTGACAGTAGTGTGAGTGGTATGTACACATGCAGTGGGATGGTTCTCCAACCACTTTAATCTCGGAATCAACTAATAAACGCAATGACTCAGTCTGAGCGTGTAGCAGAAGGTGAGGCCATCTTGGCTTCTATCTTCGGTGAAGTAGCCGTTGCTGCCTAACCTACGGGGGATCTATCCCTGGCAACAGAAAATAGTAAACCGACATGCCTTAAGGTTGGAACCCTGGATAGGCCCAGGAGAAAGGAGCTATAAACAGAGTTAGCCTTCGTATTAAGAACTATGTTCCCAAAACGTAAATCTTTCCAGTTGCTCCCGACATGTCAAACTGAATGGTACAAAGTCCTATGATGGTAGTTATGCTACTGGATACTGATGGCGTGTTGACATTCAAAAGTTTTGCTGGAAGTCGTAAAACCAGATACTGATCAGATGGTGAAGAAAAGGTGTACAGTAGATAAAACCGCTATGACACCCATTAAGCTCAAGGTGAAGAACCCCATAGCCTACATGTCCGGGCCTATCAGATCAAAACTTACGGTGCAGTAGCAATACAGTACTAAGCATGTGAGAAGCTGTATGTACAGACTTCATTATTGGACAAGGGTTCGACTCCCTTCACCTCCACTGCCCTTAAAAAGGCAAGCAAGCAATCGTTACCGGGGCGTTTCTACGCCCTGGGTTTTTATTTTAATCTATTATCCTATGGAAAACCAAGGAAGACGTCCTGATCAAGTAAAATCTAGTGAGAAGTTATTCTTCTGGTCAGCTGTATTACTTCTTGTGACTTTACTTGTTCTAAAATTTATTTGACTTATGAGTTTATGCCCAATCTGTAATCAACCCTACGTTCCAGTAGATGTTCACGGACATGTACAATGCAGTGTCTGTAAAAACAATATCCAACCATGTTGTCAAGGTGAAACCTGTGAAACACCGGTTTATCTAGACAGTAAACCTAATCCGGATGAGACATTACAAACAGCTTCTGGTTCCTAAAGATTCAGCTTGGAGCAGAAACAAATGGTTACGTTATATACCCATATGGCTTAAACAGTTCTTACAAGGACTAAGTAACATTATTAGATGGACACCTACCATCTATCGTGACAGACACTGGGATCATTCTTTTATAACTGATATTCTTCAGAAAAAGCTTGAGTTTACCAGAGAAGAATTAGTAAACGCAAACAGATTTGTTGGCGTAGAAGCTGTAAATAAAGACATTACTCTAGCTCTAAATCTTTTAGAGCGTATTAGATACGGTTATTATGAAATAGAGATGTATGACTATATCCAAAAATCATATGACTGGAAACCTGCAGATGCAACCGGTGATTACCTCACCATGGAAGAAACAATTCTAGAAGATCATCTAGATGAATACCTGGCTAAGTATAAACGTACAGCCAAGAAACTTCGTAAGAAGTATAAACTAAAAGTATCACAAACAGAGAAACTAGCACTAAGAGTATCAGAGTATAATCAACAAAAGTGTGAACGTATTTTCTGGAAGTTACTGTATTACAAAATAAATCACTGGTGGGATTAAAACTAAAAACTATGGTTACAGAAGAAAAGTACCAAGAAATTAAAACTAGACATGTAGATCATGTTAAGAATTACATGACAGATATGGGAGGAATATTTCCCCATCTTACTGTATATGGCAAAAGTAAAAGACAAGAAGAAGATGCCATCATACACATACCTATACCTGATGAACTAATGAAATCAGAGGAGTTAAAAGATAAGTTTGTTGATACTATTCTTCCAAAGATTGCTGAGAAGATTCGTATAGATTTTGATCCTTATGGTATAGCATGGACTTCTGAAGCTTGGGTAAGAACTGCAGGCAAAGAAGAAGGTGTTCCAGATAACTGGAAAACAATACCCATAGATGGCGAGATCCTTATGGTCAACATGGACTTTGAGAATAAAAGTGAGATGCTTGTCTACGATATCAAACGTAACGGTAAACAAGTTACTGAAGACGGTGATATAGTCGATCACGTTGAACTTATAGAAAAAGACATGAAAGAAGCTAGTGGTTGGGGAGGTAGATTTACAGGACTGCTTAAAAAGTTTAAAGCTGGTTCTTAAGTTTCTTTACTCTATTCATCTCACGTATACTTTCATTAACAGCATAATGTTTTCTAGCCATTTGAATACTATGAGAATTATGTTTAGCTGCCTCTGCAAGCGATAGTTGTTCTGACATCTCATCAGTATTTAAATGTTTAAGACTATACAAGTCTGCTGTTATGCCTAGCTTATCTTTAACGTGGCGTTTCCATCTACGTGTAACTTGTTCATCTCTTATTTTTTGAGTCCCTGGTAATAAACCAACAGAAAATACATATCCAGACATATTACTACCAATCTGCTCTCTCCAATATGGCATAGCTATGTCTTTAATGACTTTAGTTACCCAGCGTTTTTTACGCCCTTTTTTAACATAGACTTGGTAGTATGATTTTTCTAGATAGACTTGTTCTATACGTAAGCTTAATAGCTCAGAACGTCTGGCACCGGAATGAAAAAATATTTGTATGAATCTTAAGAATATAGGATCTGTTTCAGTTAAATACTCTACCAAAAGCTTTCTTTGTTTATCAGTTAATAGCTCTCGGATAGACTGTTCTTCTTCTCTTTTACTGACATCTTTAACAGGGTTACTGTTTATTATTTCATGTTCTTTAAGTTCTTCAAATAAAATATATAGATAAGTACGGTAAGCATTCCAGCTTCTGGCTGAAAATTTCCTACGTTTTTCACATTCATCCAGAATAGATCTTATATGTTTACGGCTGATTTCTTTAACAGGCATAAGCTTATATCCTAAGAAATCAATAACCTGTATAACATATTTTATAGTACTTGCTATACACTGTAGTGTTTTTTCAGATACTCTTACTTTCTCATAAGCATATTGTAAAGCTCTAGGAAGAGTAATAGCATTTGTATCAGAAGTTTCTTTAACCCAGCTAGAAGTAGGAGGTACTATGTTATCTATTAAGTTTTGGGTACAGGCTACTCTTTCAGCATGATCCTTATGATGGTTCATACCTCTTATATTTATAAGCTTAGAGCCTATGCGGTACCAGATGTACCAAGGTTTTTTAATACTTTTAGGGTTTGTACGCCAATCTGAAGGGACAACATGTGGTACTATATGCATAAAAAAATAGTTACAAGCTAGGGTCTAACAAATTTGTTAGAGGTGTTAGAGGGTATTTACCTCTAATTTGCTTGTAACTATCTGATAATCAGTGGGAGTTGACGGGATCGAACCGCCGACCCTCTGCTTGTAAGGCAGATAAAATATATGATTATCAAATAGTTACGTCAGACCTCTAACAAAATAACCACATTAAAGATAAGTAAATCCATCAATCCTGTGAAAAGATGTAGTTTTGTAAACCGATAAATGTAGATTATGGCTAAAAAACGTCTTTCACTGGAACAGATTAACCAAATGAAAAAAATGGTTCAACAAGGAGTGGCTCCTGAAGATATTGCTAAACATTTTGATGTAGCTATATCATCAGTACACAACTATAAGGCCCGTTTTAAATCAGAAGGAATGAGTTTTCCTTCTGTAAAAGGTAAGCGTCCAACAGGTTCAGTAGATACAGCAACTGCTGCAACTTATAAACCTGTAGGACAAGTTGTTTCATCTAACTCAAAAGAGATTAATTCAGATAGTTACAAGTTTATTGTCAATGGAACTTCTGTACAAATCTCTGGCCATGCTAAGAATATTAATATAAATAAAGATAGCATGGAGATTAATTTCTAAAAGCTTTTATTAACCTCTGTAAAGCGTGATAATTTGTCACGCTTTTTTTTTGTTTAAATCCAATATGAAAACTATGTTCAAAAGTAAACTGGACAAACAGACCCTGCAAAAAGTTAATCAGGATCTGATCAATGGCGGTAGCCTTGAAAAAGTAGCAAAGGAAAATAACCTTAGTTATCAAAACGTATGCTACTATCGTAAGAAGCTTGTTAAAGCTGGTATTCTAAGTCCCTTGTACACTACAAGAAGAAAGAAAAGAGTAGCAAAAGCTGCTTTCAATCAAAGAAATCTGTTTATGCAACCTACAGTTGTAAAAACAGTAGCTAACAGACCATTTACACTGGTTGTTAATGACACTACAATAGATATTACGGGGTCTAAACACGTTAATGTTACCCCTGATAAGGTGTATATTAAATACTAAGAGTACTTATGTTAAAACTTTTGAGTAAAATTTTCCCGTGGGCCAGGATTAAAGTACTTGAGCAGCAAAACAGCGAGCTTAAAGAAAAACTGGTAGAAAGACAGCAGGCAATAAATAAGACTAATGCCTACTGGAAGAAACGAGTTAACGAACTTTTACGCAAAAACCGTTAACAGTTAGAAAGTTATAGCCCTATTATCCGTACTTATTGTCCTCAGCTATTTGTAGATCTATTTGTAGAGCTTAGTTTTATAGTATTATAATACTAACCCTATGCTCTACCAGTTACCAAATGGTAAGGTAATTGAGATAAGTACAGAGCAGTATGTTGAAATGTCTGATGAAGAACTTGAGTATCTTATTGCATATAACTATGGAGACTGCCTGGAAGACCCTTGGTTTGGCTCCGTTCTTAATAAAAAAGAGACTCCATTCTATCATGAAGATGTACCAGATGTACTACCTGACTTAACTAATATACCTAACGAAGACAAAATAAGCTATACTGATATAGACTATAAACCAGAAGACGAATAGTCTTATAAACAATTTGTTATCAAACCCTTAGGATAGAAATGTCCTGAGGGTTTTATTTTTTAATCATTCATAAAAACACACTCACTATGAAAAGTAAAGTAGTGGTAACCGCTGACGCTAACGGTAATGTAATTGGCGTATCTGAGAACAATCCTGAGTACGGTTACGTACGGGTAGAACAGTCTGGAGCTTTTATTAACGATCAAGGTTGGCTCCGTATTAGCAAACGTTCAGCTTTAATTAAAGGTCTTGTTAAAGACTTAGTAGAAGCTGGCTTCACTTCTGGCCAGGAACTTCCTGGTAAGATTGTAGTAGTAGAATCCCTGACTCCTTTTAACACACAAAATCCTGACCGTGACCTTAAAATTGCAGGTGGTACAGGAGTAGTATGCCGTATAGATGATGAACCTATTTATCGTCAAACCTTCTACACAACTAATCAAGAGCTTAATGATCACTTGATTACGCATACTAATGCAGAGGAAATCAAAGAAGTTCAGGCAGCACAAAAAGCTGTTTCAGCATTGAAGAACTTCAAAAGAGAAACTGTAGCAGAGCTGTAATTCTATATAGTTTATAATAAAGACCCGGGAGAAATCTCGGGTCTTTTTATTTGTAGAACTCATCATAATTGTATACCTTCACCTCTATAATTTGTAGAAGTATGTCTTACAACCCTAACAAAACCATTACTGCAAACTCTAAGGGTATTGTTATATCCTATGGAGACTCAGGTAAGCCTAGGTACTTAGCCTACAAATGTAAAGCTGTAGAAAAAATCCAGCTTTACGGCACGGTTAAATACCAAGAGCTTGACCAACCTGTACTTAACAGGACGCAGCAAAAGCTCTACGGAGAGCTTATTTACGGGCTTAAACTATACAAGCCTGAAGAACTGGCTACTATTAGTAAAAAAGATAAGCTTAAGATTGCTTATCTGCACAGAAAAGTTCAGCATTTTCTAAACAAATGGAAGCAGGAAATTATAGACTCAGAAGTCAATAGTATTCTGACAAAGCTATTTCCAAGATCTAAGTTCGTTAAAGACATGTGTGCTGTAAAAAGCTATGACCGTGCTTATACAGACCGTCACACATTTAAAGAACTCAATTTAAGTCCGGATAAAATAGCTAATAAACTTATAGAAGCTGGATTCCTACCTCAAAATTTCTTTCAGCTAGCCTGAAACTAAATCCATCCTATGAGACATGCATTTGTAACTAATGATGATACCACTCAGTTAATACTGGTGCCGGATAACGAAACAGATTTTCTTCTTCTTAACAGATTAGTAGATCTAGATACTGTAACACTACAGGTTAGTCGTGAACCAATCAGTGTTCTAGGTATAAGTTCTAAGAGCAGCATTATCATTAGTAGAAAAACAACTAAATCAGATCCAGATGTTACAAACGAAACTCAAGACCTGTAATGGTTGTAAAGAGAAAAAAACAATCTGGAAATCACACGGTAAGGAAAAGTATTGCAAGGAATGCTGGTACAGATTAGAGCCTCCTAAAAAGATCTCACCTGTATCTAAAAAGATGCGTGAGACAATGGATGAATACTCTAAAAAACGTGCAGCATTTCTTGTAATCTATCCTAGATGTAAAGCCAAACTACCAGGATGTACTGGTGATGCAACAGATGTTCATCATATGGCAGGCAGAGGTGAGAATCATCTTAAGATATCTACCTGGCTAGCTGTATGCAGAACTTGTCACCGCTGGATAGAAGAAAATCCTGAAGCTGCTAAAGAACTTGGTCTATCAGAAAACCGATTAAACTAATTAAACATGGAACTAGAACTCATCGGCCATGTAGCAGTAGACTCAGGTCAGCTGCTCTTATGTGATCCCTGCTATATAGATAGCGAGTGGGAAAAAGAAGACTTTGAAGACATACGTATCTATAAACATAAAGATACTAGTGATACTCTTCAATACCGTAAAGACTTTGCTAATTACGAGCAAGTCATACCTAAGTATGGTTTAACAATGAACCAACTTAATGCAACTGGTGAATGGGAAGAAATGAAGGCTCACCCAGTAAACAATCCATTTAGTTACAACGCTTGTGCTAAAGCTACTTTATCAGATAGAGGTCATGGTTCTCTCAAGTTTAAAATGGGACACGAAGGAGCAGGTGTAGCATTCCGTACTGCTTGGGGTGATGGTTTTTATCCTGTCTATGCAGTATATGATGACTACGGAGACCTTATGAAAATAGAAGTAGTGTTTCAAGAAGATCAGTATTTAGAAGAAGATTTTGAACTATGAATAAAAGAGAAGAAGTCCAGCAACAAGCCCTGGATATAGCTACAAAGTATACCCGTTCTGGTATGGGTATCTCCATGGGTGTTGGAAAAACTCTCATTGGTCTCAGATACCTAAATCAGTTACAAGAAAATAATATGTATAAGCTTAACGTGCTCGTAGTAGCACCTAAGCTTAGCATATTTGAAACCTGGAAAGATGACGCTGTAAAGTTTGGTATACCTACAGAAGTAATGGATAAAACCACCTTTACAACGTATCTCTCTTTAAACAAATTTAACCCTCACAACTTTGATGTAGTTGTGCTGGATGAATGTCATAGTCTATTAGAATCACATGAAACATTCTTGGCAAACTATCAAGGTAGAATACTGGGATTAACCGGTACTCCTCCAAGATATGCTCAAAGTGAAAAAGGCCGTATGGTTATGAAATACTGCCCTATCATGTACAAGTATATTACTGATGATGCTATAGATGATGATATCTTAAACGATTATAGAATTTTTATACACAAGCTACCCTTAGGATCAGATAATAATATACCTGTAAATCTAAAAGACAGTAGTTTCTATACTTCAGAAAAGAAAAGCTATGATTACTGGAGCCGTAGAATCCTTGAAGCTCAAACAAAAAAGCAGGAACAGATAGCTTCTGTTATGCGTATGAGAGTTATGATGGATTTTAAAACCAAAGAAACATATGCCAAGTATTTACTAACTGAGATAGAAGATAAATGTATAGTATTCTGTAATACCCAAGCTCAGGCAGACAGATTATGTAAACACAGTGTGCACTCTGAGAATCCAAACGCAGAAGAGAATCTAGAAAAGTTCAAGAAAGGACAAATAGATAAACTCTCTTGTGTATTACAGCTTAATGAAGGTGTAAACATACCTAATTTAAGAGCCGGTATAATCTTACATGCATACGGTAATGAACGTAAGTCATCCCAAAGAATAGGAAGACTACTCAGACTTAATCCTGATGATACAGCTATAATCCATATCCTGTGTTATCAAGGTACTGTAGATGAGCGTTGGGTAAACGAAGCTCTTAAAGATCTTGATCCTACAAAGATCAAGTATCATGAAGTAAACCTTTCATCCTATGAACCAACACTTCACAGCTAAATATATTAAACGTAATGGAAGACTCGAGCTACAAACGCTCGGGTTTTCCAAACAATATGAATTGTTTGTAAGCCATATACCTGACGGTACTATAGTTGAGTCTTTTTATGAGACACAACATGATGATGGTACCCTTCCACAACTAGCTAAGCTGCATGTAATAATCAGACAGCTTGCTATGCATGTAGGAGAAACAGTAGAAAATATGAAACTACTTGTAAAAGATAGAGCAGGCTTGTGTATAGCAAGAGAAGTATCTGGTAAAGAATACTTTCTTGCTAAAAGCTTTGGTGAATGTTCAAGAGAAGAACTTAGCCTAGCTATACAAGCTTGTATAGAAATAGGAGAAGAAGTAGGATTTACTGTGTGGTAGTAGAATCTTGTTCATCAAGATTTTCCTGAACAGTAAGTCCTTTTTCATGAGCAGTGCGTTCTATTACGTTAATCATAATAGTAATAAATGCAAAGTGTTTATACCACTCTTCATCATACTCTTGTTTCATAATTTTTTCACGAGCAATATCTATTTCTTCCTGTGTTTTATCAGATAAAAGAAAAAGAAGTAAGCTCTGAAAATTGATAAGAGTGTTGCCACCAACAGTTATATCAAAGGTAGTATCTCTCTTTATCGTTGTGTAGATGTTAGCCATACGTTTAATATTTTGTAACAAATTTAGACAACTTTTATGACACAAACTGTAGACCTTGCAGAAATAAAATGCAAGCTTGTTGAAAAACTAACGCCTTCTGGGTGGTCTACAAAGCTCAGAAGCTTTATCCAAAGCTCTGACTTTGACAAGATCCTTGACGCCCTTCTTCTAGAAAGAGATGCGGGAAAGAGATTCACTCCCCCACTAAAAAACGTATTCCGGGCATTTGAAGAATGTCCTGAGAAAGATCTTAAAGTCATCATTATAGGTCAAGATCCCTATCCACATTTTGGCGTAGCAGATGGCCTAGCGTTCTCTTGCGGTTTAACTATGAAGACACAACCCAGCCTTAAAAACATATTTGAGGCCATAGAGGAAACGGTATATCAAGGATACCCTACACATCAAGATCCAGATCTAACCAGATGGGCTAATCAAGGCGTACTTCTTCTTAACAGTGCACTAACAACGCAGATGGATAAGGTAGGTACACACTATGATATCTGGAAAGACTTTATAGTTTATGTAATAGATATGTTAAGCCTGACTAATTCAGGTCTAATCTTTATGTTACTGGGAGCCAAAGCCCAAGAACTAGAATCTATTATAGGCCAAAATCACTACATCTTAAAAGCAAGCCATCCTGCATCGGCTGCATATACTAAAACCACCTGGGACTGTAACGACATCTTTAATAAAGCCAATGAGCTTATTGTAAAGATGAACGGTCCTCAGTACAAAATCCAATGGTAACATGGGAGTAGATATCACAGGACTGAATCCTGTAATAAATTCAGAACGTCCAGCTCATATAGATCATAGTGTTGCTTCTGAAGCAGAAAAAGAATCTTACTGGGAAGCATGGAGTAAATACCGTGAAGAAAACCCCGGTGAATATTTCTCTTCAAACTGGTGGGGTTGGAGACCTATACATGCAATCTGTGACGTAGTACAGCAAAAGTATAAGCTTAGGATTAATACATCTCGTTGGGGTGAAAACTCCGGAGGAGGGTTACGCAATCCTGAAATGTGTAATAAGTTGGCAGATTGTATAGAAGATTATATCAACTCTGAATTAAGTCAACATCTTAAAGAAGATGACGATATAATATATCTAAACCTTGGTTGCTGGGTTACTACAGACGGTCGGTTTGTAGGTAAAGAAACCGAAGATATACTTAACGAAAAATATCCATTTGGAACTGTACTCCATGCTTCTGTAGTAATGGAAGACGGTCTCATAATGCAGACATCTCACAGTACTAGCTACGGCAGAATAAAAGAATGGATTACATTCCTTAGAAACTGTGGAGGCTTTGAAATCTATTAATCTAATAATTTTTAATAACAACTACTATGGCAGTAAACAAAGTAGATCTGTATGTATCACAGATCTTAGAAGACCTCAATAACGGTTTTACTTGGTTAAAACGTGATGACCTTGGATATGGAAGTATCCAAGAGAAATACGGAGCTAAAGATCAGCAGATTGCTATGATCCGTAAGCATCCTAAACTAAAAGATGCTGAGACATCTGTAATCATCTTTAATGTAATAGACGATACTAATGAGACCACTGTGGAAACCGAAATATCGAAACCTACTAGGACAACAAGTTTATCACATGAACCAGTGGTACCAGTGGATGACAAGTACACAACAGTGGGAGCTGATCAAACCGCAGACGACCTCTCAGCCTTCGTCAACCTCTAACACCATGAGACCAAGTCCTACAGAAAGTGCTACATCTTTTTCAGAAAATACTGTAAGAAGAGGCAATGATGGAAACTGGTGGATAACCAGAAACTATAACGGAGTACAAAGGTGGGTAAGACATACATCACCTACAACAAATATAAATCCTGTACAGCAATCTGTACAGACGCAAGTAAATCCAAGTCCTAACATTACAAACAAAGAAAACATGTCTAAAGTGAAGACTATCACTAAAAGAACAACGCAAGAAGTGCGTAACATTGAAACTTCTTTAATTAACAAAGAAGAGGTATTTAAAATGCTGGCATTGGCAGAATCAACAGGTCTTCCCTGTCTGCTTATTGGTGAACCCGGTGTTGCAAAGACCAAAACTGTTTTAGAGTATGCCAAAGCTTGGCTGAACAAAGACGGAAAGATGACTGCCCAGGATTTTGCTAACAAGATTTATATCCTGGAGACTGATGAAGGAACCAAAGCATCAGAAGTAAAAGGTATTCCTGATTTAAGTAAGCTCTTTACTGAAAACAAATACGAGCTAAATACTCCTATAGCAGACGCAGAGATAGTAATCATTAACGAGGTAGATAAAGCCAGCTCAGCTATCCGTAACGCAATGCTCGGTGTTATGAACGAGCGTTTCTTATTTAATGGTAAACACAAGATCCCCTGTAAATGGAAGCTATTCATTGCAACCTGTAATGAGATCCCTAAAGATGAGACCAACTCACCTTTCTGGGACCGTTTCATGCTGAAAATGACAGTTAACCGTGTATCTGCAGGTGAGCTTGTTAAGTACTACAACAAAGGAGCACGTAACTACCGTGAGAAATTTACTATTGGTATTCCATCTGGTGCAGAAATTGAGCAGGTAGAAATTCCAGTAAATAAGCTTGAGAAGTACTTAGAAGTTGGTTACAAAGGTAGCTCAGATCGTACTTTGACATTTGTACCAAGGCTTGCTAAAGCTGTATCCTATATATGGGATATCAGTGTAGACAAGGCTTTAGTTAAAACAGCTCAGATAATGATCTCACAGTCAGCTGGTTCTGAACTTCAGAACAAACTGATGAGTCCTGAAGTCAAAGCTGTAATGTCAAAAGTAGAAATGCTTCACAGCTATACTACCAATGAACAGTTAGAACTGTCTATTGCAGATATAGAATCTCTAGTTAATACTTATGTTTCCCGTGGTATTATGGATGAAACACAGGTAGAAGAAATTGAGATCTCTATGCAGTATATCCTAAGCACACATCCAGCTCGTAAAGACTACCAGTCTAGCGAGGAGTTTGACGCTTTGATGGAAGCAGAAACAAACATGTAAGCCCTAGTAGCATACCCTTAGGAGCCGGGACTAGTTCCCGGTTACCTTATAGGGATCACCTTAAAACATTTATTTATGGCAAGTGCCAAACAGTACAAGAATGTGTATACCATTCTTGAAAAAGTAAAAAAGGGTGAGATACAGACTCACTATAAGGACAGTGAAGGCTTGTTTGGTAAGCTTCAGTTTTACAAAAGACCTGATCTTATTAAACCTCACATTCACTATATTGACGAAGCAAGACTGAAAAAGATCGTTGATGTAGCTATTGCTGACATGAACTCAATGAAAGATGAGTTTAAACACTTCTCTCAAACTGTCAGCTTTAAAAAGCTAGATGAAGACAAAAAGCCTGATATGAATGCTTTTTGGCAAAAACTTCAGGATAACTACAAGAAGTTTCCTCAGCATCTTAAATACGACATCTTTAAGATGTATTACAATAAGATAGACCGACTTAAGTTTGAAGATCGTACAGCAGAGAATCAGGTTAGATATAAGTTCTTGGAAAAAGCCAACAATCCTGTAGGTAAAATTATGACTGAACATAGTAATCTTAAGTCAGCTGTATTTACCCGTAACATGATGTTATATTATTTAATGCAGTTAACTCAGCTTGAATATGTTGACCCAAATGCTGCTCAAGATATTCAGAATGCTATGCAAGACGGTAATGACTTTAACAATGCTTGTGAACAAGCACTTGATAAACTCTTTAACAGTCAAAATAGTAAACGTGCATTGGATCGTGCAATGGATCAAGCTCAGCAAACATGTAATCAGTTAGATGATAACATGGAAAATGAGGTACAGGAACGTATGTTTGAACAAGCATCTGAACCTGGTAGTAGCAATGGTGCAGCAAAAGTAAGTCCTGATTATATTAGAACAGTTGCAGCTCAGCTAGCTAATATTAGGATGTCTATGAATAGTCTTAAAGAGAAGCTAAAGAAGATACTTGATAAGAGTACCAGTTACTTTTCTTCTCGTAAGATTACTACTTATGATGATCTATTCAATGCACAAGATGTATCTGGTTTAGACGAGTATGAACTGCTCCATCCTAAACTACGTAAAATCTTTGCCGAAGACATTCAGGTTAAAGAAACCAAGAATGTTGGCAAAATAGATGTCTATGTAGATATTTCAGGATCTATGTCTAGTAACTGTGGTGCAAGAGATGAACAAGGTGGTCACATCAGACGTATAGACTTTGCTAAGTCTATGATAGCCAAGCTTAAAGAAATGGATATGCTTAACGAAGTATACTTATTTGATACCAGAGTTAAGAAATGGCGTAACGACATCATGTCTATTGCAATGATAGACTGTGGTGGCGGTACAACTATTAATACTGCAGTTGATAGTATTGTTAGAAATGACCGTAATGCACTGGTTATTACAGATGCTGAAGATCATTGCAGTATCTACTCTGATAAAGCTTTCTTTATAGGTTTAGAAGGAGCACGCTTCAATAGTTTTGCTTCTGATGTTATCAGACAATATTCTCAGAAAGGTCAAGTAATTGTATTTGACGGATCTAAGATATCTTTGGTAGATCAACAAGGTAATACAGTAACCAAATAAAACAGTAAGACCGGTGGGATTTCTCTCACCGGTCTTTTATTACTGTATCCTCTGCTGGGACTAATTAGATGAAGAAGATAGATTAGTATCTCCTAGTATACAATACTTTATGTTCTGAGTTACATTAGATGTTGTAACATTTATTGTGAAAAATGTGACAGGATTAACTAACCCAAAGTTAGTTCTGGTTATAGTGTCGTAAGTGCCGGAGTCAAACCACAAAACATTTGTGATAAGTCTCATACCTGTATTATGAGCGGCTATAAGATATGCGTCACCAAAGTCAAGTACCCCGTTTTGGTTGACATCTACTGCTTTCCACTGTCTAGTTCCAGTAAGAACTAATCCAGGAGCAGTATTATTAGGAGTATTTATGTTTAAAACCTCACTAAGTGCAAGTGTAAAATCTGTAGAGTTTATACCTTGTACAGTTAAAGATGGTACTAACTTATAAGTTGAGTTCTGATAAGGCAGTGTAAAAGTATAAGTCCCATTTGTTGCTACTGTCTTGTAGTCAACTAGTACATCTGAACCGTTTACAACTCTATACAGAGTTAAAAGAGGACGAGATGTTAAAGTAGGTATAGTTACTGTCCCTGATAAAGTATTTGTTATAGCAACAGTGTTTATAGTATTTGCTGTATAAAAACCTGTAAAGGTAGCGTCAGCTGGATTAGTCCAAGTACCAAACTCTACTATATATGCACAGTTATAGTTATTAGGTAGGTCATTCCAACATCCACCACCACCCCATTTAGTAACAGCATAGTGTTCACCACCAGCATTGTTTGGTTCACCACCACACCAGTTATTATACTGGCCTGATATATTTCCTGCTGTTTGTCCGTTAGCAGTTTTAATTAACGTACCATTCTCAGGACCTGCATCTATTCTCCAGTAACCTTCCTGTGCTACATCTGATAATGCAAACCATATGTTATTCTGTGGCACGTTAGCCACAATAAAATCTTGTTCTGACTGTGACGTAATAGTCACTAAATAACCACTAACACCCTTGAATACTTCTGATGCAGCTGATGACTTTGCTGCACTGTAAAACATTGTAGTAGAAACTGGTCTATAAAAATGTCCATTTACTGCATTGTAATAATACCCAGCCGGATTA